ATCCTGTTGAGCAGCTATCTTCTTCTGCAGGGGAGTCTGGGCTCGTTTAGCGAGAGCACCGAGGATAGAAGTAATAGTGTCCCCATACGGAATGAAGCCGGCGGCAACGTCGATGAGATCCTTGTTCCTTAGATAAGTCTGAGTGATCTTGTTCATCACGGCCTTAAGATCATTGTAAGAAGCAGGGTAGAAACCATCGACATGGTCGGCCAGGGCACGAATGACATTGAGTACAGCAGGGTCATAAGTGACGGTATTGTTGCCACCATCAGCGCGCGAACGGAAAGCTTCAAAGCCAGAAGCGACAGTCACACGGAGGGTGGCCATAGCAGAAGCCTCGGACTGAGAGGGAGGGTAGAAGGCAACCCACGATTGTCTCCAACCTTGGAACGCTTGCATGGTGTCAGTGCAATTGACACCGAGAGCGGACTTGTAGTCGAGGTTGGAAGAACTGTTATCATTCTGTCCAGAGATATAAACGGTAGACGTGCCGTCAACACCCTTAAACTGAGCCATATTATCGACAGAGAAAGGGAGGAGAGTAGCGTAGACACCTTCAGGTCCAAAAGTCATGACGGCAGAATCATCGATGTTGGCAGTAGGGAGGAGAGCGTGGGCAGTGTCATTATTATCAGAGTAGAAAGTGGCATCATTAGGGCGCGCGCAAGTGAAGTAGCCACCGCGATACATGGCAGGTCCGATCTGGGCGACAGTCATACCGCGGTAAAGTAAGCGTGCACGATTTTCAGTTCCATTGGCACTAATAAAGCCGCGAGTTCGCTGGTTCTCAAAACAACGGATGGCATATCCGACAGCGACGCTAGCAGTGGTAGATCTCGTAACGGCGTATTCGGCAATTGCATAAAAATCAATGCACATATCCGAAGTCTGGACCAGCCAAATACGCTGAAGGGAAGCAGCATCCCCAGCAGATGCGACACTCATAGAGGAATCCCAAGAGGAAGGGTCTTTAATGAAGAGTGTCTCTGCAAGGAAGTCTTCAGCCTTAATGGTGTAGGTGCGGTTCATGTGGCGTGTAAGCGTAGTCTTGGTATTCTCGTCAGGCATGCTGGCTGGCATGTATTGGGTACCATGGATAGGATCGTAAACGGCTTTGAAGTAAGCTTTGGAAGCCTCGGGCATGGTTGTGAGGTTGTTTACGTAAGGTACAAGACCAGCACGAACAGAACGATAACGAGTGATGTTAGGAGAAACAGACATTTCAGGAGTGGAACGCTTGTACACACGTTGGTTGCGTCTAGTTGAATTACGATTTCTTCGCTTATTGTTGGGCATATTTTCGATCGGGCCCGGGTGATCAAAAATTAGCAGCTGAGTTTGGAACCTGGTACAGCTTAACGAAGGAATTTCCAAAAGGCTGATAGACGTCTCGCTGGCAGCTGAAGGTACGAGGAGTTGGATCAACAGAAGGATTGTAGACAAAAGAAGAGTCAAACTCCAGCTGCTGGCGCGGAGAGATACCGAAGTGGTCATGAAACCAGGCTGCGACCTCTGGAGCTGGGTAGTGGAGGCAGCCTTTGATGTATTGCTCGTCTTCTGGGAGGACAGAGTGGTTTCCGAGGAGATAGAGGGCGAGGCGGGGGAGATTTCTAAGCAAGGGGAGGAAAAGTCGATGGTGCGGAGGGGCGAAGTAGCTGCAGAGCCCGCGCAAGATCGTGGAGACCACAGGGACATGATAGTGGTCATGATACTGTTGAAGAAACTTGTAGTAGAGGTAAGCCCGGCCTTCGCTGGTTGTGGGGTCTCGCAAGGTGAGGTTGGCTTTGGCGAGACATCGTGAGGGGCTGTAGATAGGTTGGACACCTTTCGAAGTAAGGACAAAGTAGTGTTGTAGGAAGCAGACATCTGAGGGGTCTGTTGTGTCTCCTTCGACTCGTGTTGAGAGTCCGCATCCATTAAAGCATCTGATGACTTCTTCGCGGGTTGATTCTTCCCGGTAGAAAATAATGTTGTCATCTCCGCAGTTAATCCATCTGAGGTCTGGATGCCGTCGGCTAACATAGGTGAGAATTCGGGTGATGCACCAGACGGCGAGAAAACCGGTTGCACGTTCTCCGGAATGGACTGAACCACGGTCAGAGAACCTGGTGTACCACCCCCGCGCATGTGTGTACTCGAATAGTGCAGCTTCATCGAAGTGATAACAGCTTGCAATTGACTTGACAAGTACGTCTCTGAGATACCCTGAGACACAGTGGTCGAAACCCGAAATGTCGGTGGAGCAGATGCGGTCGCCTGGACGGTAAGTACTGTAGTACAGGTCAGCAACTTGTTCTCGGGTGAGTCCTTTGGCAACGTTGTATCTCCTGTAGTATTGGTCTTCAATAACTGAGAGGAGCTGTCCGACTCGGTAGTTGGCGGCGGGTTCGACTGCGTGGATGGTTCGATCTTGTTTATCTGGTTGTCCTTGGGTTGTTCCGACGGGGAGGGGTTCTTGTTTTGGGAAGCTATCATAGGCTGGCCAGAATCCGAGGAGGGTTCTGACGTCGGCCGCGTCGGCTTGTCGCTTGGTTCGTTTGCGTTCGGCTGTTGAGGCGTATTCGAGGTAGTCTGGGGTCGGGGTGTCTCGAGGGGCTTGTTCTTGGGGGAAGAGAGGCGGGGTTTGCCTGAGCCAGTGTGGGAAGTACCGCAGATGAAAGATCTTCTTAATGAGTCGAGGAGAGTAGGTAGGGCGCTCAAATAAGGTGCGATCGATGAGTGAATTAACTTCACACGCGAGACAACGACATCTGAAAGAGTAGTGAACCAATTGGTTGAACAGCGAATACTGTACGCGTGGTAGAGAGCAGAAATGCTTGTTAAGGTATGGCGGAACAAAGTGAACATCGCGAAGGAACGTTGGAACAGGTTTCCGCTTAGTAGGACCGAACCCAGGGCAGTTGACGTAAAAGCAACGGATGCAAGGGCTGAGCTGAACGTCCAGCCCTTCGAGTAGTTTAAAGTACCACCAGCAGCAGTGCGATAGCGAGGAACGGCGGCCATCAACTGAGAAAAGGAGAGGTGGTGGTTACAAACGTCAGTGCCCATAGTGGACAAAGCGTTAACTAAAGCCTGAGCAGAATGAGAAAGATTGGCGTCAATGTAGTCAACGGCACACTTGGGCAAAGCGTATTGACATCCGGAGGGATAAGCGATCAAGGCGGGGGAGTCACCAACCTGGTAAATGAAGGTACCAGTGATAGGGATGTCAATTGCCGGTTCGGTGATAGGGAGGGCGACATTAGGGATAAAGGATGATTCGAAAAGCTTAATGTTGTCAGGTGAAGCTTTGTCGTACACGAAAGCAGGGAAAATATGGGAGACACTTAGTAAGTCTTCCATTTCGATAACACACACGACAGAATCAGGTTGAACAGCAGCATTGGCGTAAACACAGTTGGGGGTGTAAAGTATGGTGGTGACGCCAAACTCCAACAATCGGGTTACAAGCTTGTGGAGTTGCATGTTGCGGTTTGGGAATGGCAGTTCAACAGACAAAAGGCGTTCGAAGTAGTGACGTGTATGGTCGAAACATCCCATCGCCGGGTAGCGGAAATCGGGGTGCGTAAGATAAAGTTCCGTCTCGAGAGGGGCATAATTACCGGTGCGGAAGACAGCGTTGTGCAGGCGTTTTTCAGGGTCAGACTCTATGAGACAGTGACCCAGCATCGCTGGCATGTCAGAGCTAACGGCGAGAGAGCCTAAGGCGAGATTAGCAATAACCTTACAAGGGGTGCTCGGAAGGAAGTTCAAGAGCAGTGAAGTAGAAGCGACAGTGTCGCGGGCACAAGACCAGACAGAGGAGTCGCGGAAGTATGCACGGCGTGGCCCCTGAATCTCATCACGAGGCAGAGCGGCTAAAGTTGCCGAGAGAGACTTGTCTACTGAACAGTTAGTGATCTCAAGAGCCATCATGTCAAAGGCGGTATTGGTGAGATAAGTGACAGATGGGCAAGCAGACAGTTCATGCAGCGAGTAGTCAGGGTTGGATGCAAGGAAGCGACAGATGTCCTTACGGGACTGAGCATGGGTCCCATCAAATGACAATGAAGTACTGAGGACTATGTGGGCATTGGATGAAGGCAGGAGCTTCACGGGAAAGATGTCCACGACAGGTCTAGAAGTGGTTGCAGGGTCCATAGTGAAATGAACCGAGTTGAGCGACTTGGCAACGCGTTGAACATTATAAGGGTCGTCGTTAAAGAGAGCGAGCACATGTCCCTGCGTATAATGCGGAGACACACCAGTAACGTAAGAGGTGGGCATGTTAGCGAGTAGTGCACGCACGGCGACAATGGCATCAGCCAAGACGGCGTGTTGACCTGGTTTAGGTTGACAGCATGAAGGGACGGAGACAGTCACGGTGGTAGGGGTGTTGGTAACCTGGGTTAAAAGCTTAGAGGTAAGACGTGAAGCACGATCTGCCATACCAATGTAATTTGGACGATTATATTCCAGCAAAAAC